CGAACTTCCGTCACTGGGGTCAGAGGCTCCCGAGTATTACGTGTTCCTCGCAGAGGCACGCGATATACTCAGTACCTTTAACTTCCTGAAAGCCAAAACGCTGCTTGACAAAGTAGCTAATGGTTTCCTGGCGTGGAGTTTTGGAGTAGCACCCACCATAGGCGAGTTGAGGGCCACCAGTGGTGTGATTAAAAGAGTTTATAATCACATTGCTGACCTTCAAGCGGGCGCGGGTAAAGTACATACTACCCAATCCCACGTCGTGTTGAGTGACACTGACATATACGATTTAGAGGACTACTGTCCATGGCCTACAACTGGGCTGTGTCATAGTGGACTCATGCGACATAAGACTGATCGCAGAATCATACTTGGTGTCACAGCCAAGTACCGGTACCATTTTCCGGAGTATATGTACAACCTTCTTTCAAAGATGATGCCTGTTCTGAACGCCTTCAATCTGGTACCCGATTTGAGTACCGCATGGGAAATGTTCCCATTCAGCTTCGTGGTGGATTGGATATTCAATACTGAAAAACTTCTTCAGTTTTGCCAGTATCAAGATCCTCACGATGTACAGGTTGATATAATCGACCTATGTGTGACCGAGAAGATCATTCAAACGGATGTTGTTGAAATTCAACTTCCGTGTTTCAGTGAAACAGGAACGATCTACGAATCTACAGTGTCATACTTTAGACGTACAACGGGGTCGAATGCGCTCTACTCTCGTATCCCATGGATAAAAATTCCTACATTCATGCAGTTCACCTTAGGTGCAGCACTCGCTTGGACTATAGGATTGATTCCTCGGTTCAAATGAAGCAACCGAGTGCTGTTAGCTCATTTACGCTTCAACAAACTAACAACTAGTATGAGAGGTAAGCCCATGTTTACAGATTCAATTTCCGTTACAGTTAATTCCGTCGAACGTGTCCATGTCAAAGCCTGGGATAAAGATTTCCAAGCCGAGATCGCTGCAGGTAGTACCAGTATTCGAAAAGCTGATATCACCGACGGCGAGTCACTTCATCGTATTTCGCATTCGTCGCTGAAGAGCGATCGTTTGCGCCACCTCGAACAAATGGTGGAGACGGTGACCGACGAAGATGGCGTGCCCAGAGAGCGAAAAGTTCATGTCGTTCTTGAGCATGATGATTTACCATCTGAAAAAGCTGCAACATTACTGTTGGCGGGAGGATTTATCGCAAGTCTGGACTCAACCAATCTAAGTGATTTGGCCTCGAACAGCTTGTAGATGAAAAACATGGGGTGCAAAACTGGGTGGGAGACATATACCTCTTATCCGGTACCACGCCTTCAAAATTAGGAGGTAGGTATGAAAAGACATAAACAGG